GCCAGCGCCATGCTCCGCGCGCACGGCGGGTCCAGCAAAGCTGCAGGCCGCCATCCGCGCGTTCTGATATGTGGGGGTGGACAGGTGGGAGCGGATTCGTACTTGAGCCTGCGCCAGCAATTGGTGTCGAAACAGGTCCGTCATCTGCAAGCCCAATGGCTGAGATTTCCTGATCAATTCCGGGTCCAATCGTCGCAGGATCTAGCGCGATCAATCTGTCATTGAGTAACACGGCGGAGGTGCCTGCGGCGTGACCGGTACCGGCCATTGCCTCAGTCCCGCCGCGTCCGCGCAATAGGCCCATTAAAAGCCAGCGCGTTTCGGAGATTTGTTCAGCCTGAGAAAATTGGACGATTTCGTTGCCAACAATCATTCGGTTTTGCCCCATCGCAAGGGCTTCTGCCGATGCGGGCGTGAAAGCTGCGCCGGCTGTGAGAACGTCCAATTCCATGACCGATTGTCTTTCTAACATCAGCGCAGGGGATGCGGGCAGTGCGGTCACCAGCTCTCCAATGGTCGATTGCTGCCGCCCGCTTGGGCCAACGGGTTCAAGTATCGCGTTGCTGGAAGAGTATAATGCGGCGCCAGACCAATTCGCACTGTCGGAGCCAACCGCCGCGTAGGCAATCCGCTGATAGGGAGAGCCCACGCCGTCCCATGGCAATTCGAAGGCGCGAATGATCGTCCGTCCATTGATCGAATCCACAGGGGCTGCGTATCCACCGCTGTCGCCAGACGTATCAGCTTGTGAAATTGGCGGGGCGCGGTGCAGTTGAAGTTCTACGCCGTTTTCGCGCCATTCCCAGCTTGAAATAATCCATTGCCCCTCGACACCGGGTGCGCGAACCATGTCACCGGGCCTGATTGAAGTGTCCAGATCTGCAATACGCCAACGCAACAATTCATTGCCCCAATGCGACCGGACTTTCGCCTGTCCGATCAGATGCCGCGCGGCGTCTGCATGAAGCGAAGCGGGAAATTCGAGAATGGAGGAGTTGGATTTTGCCGCGGAACCCAATGCGCGCTGAATGCCGGGCTGATAATCTCTTTCGGTGTCATAATACCGGACAGCATCCGGGTTTCGCGAAAGATCCATCCGCCGTTCAAAACTGTGACCGCCTTCCTGACCGAAATCGCCACTTTCAATTGCCGGAATTGCCGGTGGAAGGATGATCGACGCAGGCTCGTCATTTTCAAGCGCCGCCAGTTCAACGGCATCGCCGTCTGATATTGCTGCAAGGGGGTATAAGGTGCCCAGTGTTTCCAACGTCACGGCAAGCGGGCCGCCCTCATCACTGGCGCCGGCAAGTCGGGTATATTGGATGCTTGAATTAACTCCCGCGCCGATTGGGCCAAGCAAGTCTTGCGCCCGCACATCCGATGCATCTGCAAACAATTCAAATGTAAGGGCCGGAATACGGTTGCCAAAATCGGCAAGCTGTAGGTCTTCGAAAACGACATAGGCACAATTGCGAAATGCGGGACTTGCTCCGTTTTGTGCGGCTTCGATCAATGGGTCGGGCAATTGGTCGCCATGGCCGGTGTAAATTCGCAGCACGCCGCCGGTCTTCAGATCTGCCGCATTTCCGCGCAGCAAATTCCCATCTGCCCATATGCGTCCGACGTCCAATATCGGCCTGCTTGACAGGGCGATGGCAAATGACGTCGAGTAGCTGAAAGTCTTGGTGCTGGGTGCGCCCTTGCCGCCGCCGGATGATTCGCTGGCCTCTTTCAATTCGGTTGCCCAGATTATCGATCCAGCGACACGCATGCGCCCGAAATGGCGCGGAATTGGTGTGCCATAGCTTGATGTTGAAAGGGAAAGGTCTTTGAGCCTTGGCCCCTCCCGTGAACCACCACCAATGATTGCACCGTCCAATTGGCGGCCAGCAAGCGCACCGATGGCACCGCCAACAGGCCCGCCAACAAGCGTGCCCAGCGTACCTAACACTAATGTCGCCATGGCTTAAGGCTCCTTTGATAATCTGAAATGGCGTATGATTGGCCAGCGAAGGGGCCCGGGAATTTGGACCACACGGCGCAGGCCTGCATCGGCGTGGACGAAGGCGCTTGCGCCGCTGGCAATGAGAAAATGGGTCTGTGCCGGACCGGGCCGGACGAGCAGGAGATCGCCGGTCTGAACACCGCCGGTTGCGGGGACAAATCCGGCCTTCCGCGCTGTTTTTGACAATCCGTTGAGCCGTATGTTTCGCAAACCGTAATCTGGCAGATGGGGAATTTCCTTTGAAACAGCCGCCAGACAGACAATGACCAACCCAACACAATCGAGCCCGAACCGGCTGCTGCGCCCGTGCAGCCGAAATGGCGTATCCAGACATTTGATTGCGGCTGCGGCAAAACGCTGCTGCTGGTCGGTCATTGCGGCAGCGGATACCGTGCGAGCAAATCGTTGCCGGGCAGGAATGGTTCGCCCTGAAAGTTAATCGCATTTCCAAACCGGCTTTGGCAGGTAATGAAGGTATGATCGCAGCCCTGCTTCAACCGCACTGCGGTCCCCGCTTGAACATCTGGTGACAGAGGCTGGTCGAGCACGAGGCCATCTTCGGTCAGGTCGACAATCTGCATGCGAATGCCCGCATGCGGCCCGTCGAACCAGCGCAGTTCGCCGAACAGGAATGATACAAGATCAGGAGGCGAATCGAGGGGCGGGGCCGTTACTGCGTTACGTTCCAGATCAATTGCCGTGATCGATGTGGAGAGTGAATATTCCGGTGCAGACAGCGAGCAGCCTGGGCCGCAGAACCGCGCACGGCAAGTCGGGCTGGTTCGTGGAACAAAATCCCGATTCAGAACCGACTTTGCAGAACTTAATTCGGCGGAAAAGCTGCCGCCGTCAGCGGTAATCGTGCCCAGCAAACCATGATACAGCGCAGTGCGTTCCAGCGTCTCCCAATCGACAATTCCGATCTGGACTGCGGCGGCATCAAAGCGGCCAGATGCAAGATCTGCGGAATTGATTGCCGAATGGGTCAGAACGCCTTGGACGTCGGCGCTTTCATCGGACAGTCCCGATGTCAGCCGGATGGCACTGGGCACCATCCCGGGCGCTGCGCGGTGACATATTCCATCAAATGTCAGATCGCGGTCGTGGCTGATAAAGCCCAGCGCCACGCCGTCACGCCGAAAGATACGCCAGAAGGTCACGGCAGCTTCCAATTCCCGGGCAAAAAAGATGCGGCTCATGTCGCTTCCCGAATCTCGACCAACGGAACCGACGGTGCTTCGCCTGCGCTGAAATTGGCGCCTGTAACGTCCAGACGATCTTCAGCGAAACGGACAGGGACGTCGAACAGAAAACCTGCGCGGATTTCGGCATCTTGGGCAGGGGCCGCTGCGAAAGTGATGCGTCCGCCTTCTTCATAAACCCAGTCAGTCGTCTGGGTGCCGCCGACGCTGATGGTCAACGTTTCCAGGCGCACGCGCGTGATCCTGCGTGATTGCGGTTCTGCGCCATCGCCATAGTTTTTGATGAGATCGTACCCTGCCCGGTTTCCATCACCCACGCCAAGCAATTGATCGGTGGATGAAGGTTGTCCGGTCATGCCATTGGAACTGAAATCGAAGGGGTCACTCAACCGAAACCCCTTTGCCGCACCGGGCCGAGCACGAAAAAAGGCGATCAGAGTACCAAGTTCTTGTTCCGAGCGAATTCCAGGTCCGACTTCAAAATTCATCCGCGCATCGGACCACAGCGAATTGCGCCGTTCATGGCCCGATGCGGTTACGATGACATTGGTCGAAAATTCAGGGCTGACCCCGGCGTCGCGGCCCAATGCGAGCGGATAGAGCACGTCGTCAAATGCTTGCAATTCATCCTCCTTGGGTGGGTTGGTTCCATTTGGGGCGAGGCGGGTGTAGCCATCGCGCGAAATCTGCGGCAGTGCCCAGACATATCGCTGGGTAATGCCGCGCTGGGCGGCTTCATCGAGCCCGGCATCGATCAGCGGCCAAAAGCTATCGGCATCATCCGGCGATAAGACAAAGCCCGCCAGATAGTCCTGTTTTTCGATGGGATATCCCAGCCGGTCGCCGAATTGCTGATAGGCTGCGCGCCGGTTTGCATCGGCATCGGCGGTGAGCCAGTCATAATCTTCCAACTGTAGCCTGTCGAAGGCCGGATAGGCCCAGCCGAGCGGGACATTTGCCCGTTTCAGCTCTGGCATTTCGGGGTCGAGAATCGTTGGCGTGAATGCCAGCAGAAGTATCTCTGCCGTTCCCGATGCGGCGGACCGGACCGCGTCGGCCAGATCAACCGTGGACTGCGCCAGCACTGCACCTGCCAGATCCAGAAGATCAGTCTGTTCAGCCGAAAGCGGATCGCGCATCGATTCGATCATCGGCGGATCGCCGCCAAAGGACTGTATCGCGGCGGCATCATACAGGCACGGCTTGCCATCGCCGGTCACCCACCACCATGGCTCTCCGATTTGGAACAGAACCGGCAGGCCGTGTTCTTCCAGCAGCGAAACAAAATTGATTGCAGCTGATTGGAGCCAGTTCATCGCATCAATGTTTGCAGGGGAAAGCAGGGCGGACGGCGGAACCCAGCCTGTCCGCCCCGCCTCGCCGTTGAAAGCGCGTTGTTGCCAATCGTCAGGGCAATGTTCGGCAAACATTTCGTAGGATAGCGACACCACCGGTGTCAGATCGAAGAGGCTGCATTCGCGGAAGAAGTGTTTGTGCCACATATCCGCGGGATCGCACAAAGACCCATCGGTTTTTGCCAGCAATTGTTCGCCAACTGCCTCCAGCGCGAAAAAGTGGCTCATGCCGACATAGTGCAAGATGCGCCCGCGATAACCCAGCGCGCGAGCGACCTAACCAGCCGCTGCGGCGTCTGGTTATAGGCATCGTCATATGCGGTAGCGACCTGTTCACCATGGGGCGGTAGAACAATATCGCCAATTTCAAGCAGTGGCCGGTCGCCGGTGCATGAAATGCTCTTGATCGTGATCGTGCCGATTTGCGGCGCCGCCAATGGAGAATTGCTGCCGGGTTCAAATCCCGGTGGGACCAGCGATATAAACATACGGTCAATGTCATGCGGGTTTATCGGCTCTCCCGGCAGGCCATATCCGCTTTCTAACTGCGAGAACGGCAAAGTAATGGCTGCGTTTTCGGGCGATCCGGCTGCGTAATTCCACAGACGAACATACCAGGTGCGCGGCAGCCCATCTGCATCACGCCCCTCAATTGTCAGTGTGGGACCATGCGGTTGATCCAGCGGAATTACGCCTTCGGAAATCCAGTCGAAACTAAGCGTGGTGCGTGAATAGTCCCGGTCAGTTGCGTATGCGAGCAGCGGATGATCGAGTGTGTCTTCGCTGTCCCAGATCAGGCCGCACAATTCGCCCTTGTGATGAAATTCGCAGCGGATTTTCAGATAACCTTTTGAATTGACGATCGCCGCCGCCATCATCGGGCGCGGGAAATCGACGGTCCAAAACCGCGGATCGAAGCGCTGGATATAGTCGCTTTCCTGACCGTGCCGCTTTCGCGCCAACCAATGTGCCATGGTCTATCCTCCTTAGGCTTGCGTGATGGCGCGGCGCACAGCGCTGGCGACTTGGCGGCCAGATCGCTGCAAGCTGGCGGGTGCAGACGAACCGCGCGGATGGTTCAATTGGATCGCGACGCGCACATCGCGCGGCTGGTTGCTTCCGGCCGGGCCGGCTTCCACGCGGCCCGCGCTGGTGGGCACAAAAATTTCCGGACCACGCTCGCCGACCATATAACCGCGACCTGGCGAAACAGGTCCGCCTGTCGCACGGCCGGGCAGACCGAAAAGTGAACCGACAAGCCCGCCAAACAACCCTCCCAATCCGCCAGACGGGCTGCTCGCTCCACCGAAAATCTGATCAAGGCCAAGCTGCAATGCCTGCGATGCGATTTGGTCAAGCGTGCGGTTGGCAACGCGCTGCAAATCTTCAAAGCCCAAGCTGCCCTTGCGGATCGCGTTCAACAGTCCGCGCTCAAGAATATTGCCCGCCTTGCCAAACCCGTCGATCAGCGTTCTGTCCACACTTGATCGCATCTCGGCAATATCGGCAGCAAAGCCGCTCGTGCTTGCCCGTACATCAATCAGCAATTCGTCAATCCGGTCATCCATTGCCTTCACGCTCCAGAAGTTGGTTCAAATGGTCTCGGGAAAGGCTTTCGCCGGTGTTTTGCGGGCTGGCCGCAGCCAGTGCCAGATCAGCGGGGGTGGCCTGCCAGAAGTCTGCGGGACGCCAGCCCAGCGCCTGTGCCGAAAAACTGGCGAGGCGCTGTGCGGCAGAGCCGAAAGTGCCCGTCATCCCGTGCCCTTTAGTATTTGCCCGAGTATGGCGCGCAGCGGTTTGGCGCATCCTGCAAGGCCCATTGCGATTACGGCTTCACCCAGATGGTCACGCGTCAGATCGCGGCGATTTTCCAGACAATGCCAGAACAATGCGGCGACTTCCGCCAGCTTTAGCTGCCCATCGCCCGCCCGTTCGACCAACGCGAACAGCGGGCCTAGCTCCTCCTCCGCTGTAACCAGCGCAGTGAAGGTCGGGCGCAGTTTGTGATCGAGTCCGCCGATAGAAATCAAGGCTTCACCGCGCATTGCATTGGCGGTCATGCCGGTAGCACCGCGCCAGAGCTTTCAAGCTGCATCGTATAGTTGCGTTCACCGTTAAAATCACCGGCATAGTCCAGCCGCTGGACAAGGAATCTGCCGCGCAGTTTCTCTCCATCTTCAAAGGACAATTCGTAATCATCGATGGTCCCGGCAAGCGCATGAGCGCGGATCGAGGCTTCGGCATTGCTGCCCAGGAATATTCCCGCTGCGCTGACCGAAACCGAGCGCGTTCCTGCGCCCGAAAGCAGATCGCGCCAACCGCCCGATTCCTTATGCGTTACGACCACCGTATCGCCATTAATTGAAAGCTGTGTGGTGCGAAGACCGGCCACTGTTTCATAGGCAGGCGGCTGCGCCCCATCACCAATCTTAAGAAGGAAGGCAGAACCTTTTTGTGCTGTCATCAGGATTACTCCGTTGGGGTTTCGAGAATGCGAAAACGATATTCGAGCAGGATTGAACGCAAGTTGCGGGCACGGCGTTCAGCGCGGGCACGCAGGAATCGGATGGTGATCAATTCGAAGCCGCTTTGTTCGCGCGGCATGGCATTGACGCGCTTTTCGGTGGCAGAAACCAACGCCGCGTCGGCGCTGCCATCGTCTCCGCGTGTTTGAAGTTCGACCGCGATCCGAATCTCGCGGCCCATCCGTTCTTTGGTGCTCCAATCAGCCGAAGCGCTGGTGGCAATGCCAAGCCAGGGCGGGCTGGCGCGAACAGGGCTTTCATCGTCAATTGCGTTGAGTTGGGCCGCGAGCAATGGGTCTGCGCGCAGCCAATCCAGCAATGCGCCGCGTAGTTGCGTTTCCATCTATCCTCGCTCCACAAATAGGGGCCACAGCAATCGCGCATTGCGCCAACGGCCGCTGTCGCGGTGCGCGCTGCGTATGGTGTTTTCCGCATGGGTTGTTGCCAGCTGGCCGGCCTTGGCGGTCAGGCGGCGGGACAATCCCGACGCAATCCGCGCGCCAATCAAATTGGTTCCAATCATATTAAACGCATCCTGCGCCATGGCCGCCACAATGCCGTGACCGCTGCGGGCGGCGATGAGGCCTGCCCGTTATCCCTTTCGCGAAATTGCTGCGCGGCAAGGCGAATGATCCCGTGGCTCAACGCCTTGGGTAATGCAGCCCAATCGGGTGCAATCCCCGCATCGAAACGAACAGCAACCCGGCCCGCTGACCCCTGTTTCAAGATATGAAAACGGCCCGTGCCATCGGCATCAAGATCAATTTCAAAAGCGTGGGGAGCAAGGACGAAGCTTGATCCTTCGGCTGGAATACCCTCGACCTGAGTGATGGCGTCTACCGGCCTCGTGATTAGGCATTGCCAGTCGCACGAAATTGGATGAATTTCCTCGCACGCGGTGAAAAGCGGCAGCGACCCTGTGAAAGCCTCACACATTTCAGCGCTGGATTTCAGCAGGCCGAGCAGCACTTCATCGTCATGGGTCGTGGTTATGGCGAGCCATTGTTTCAGCTCGTTAAGGGCGGCCCCGCCAAAGTCGGCGGGAGTGATGATAACCCGTTTCATGGGAATGGTTCCTTTGTTTTCCGCGCCATCAAGGTGGTTTTGGAATTTGGCCGCGGCGGCCGGACGGCTGGCGCCCGTCGATTGATGGCCCCAAATCAAACACTCAAATCAACAAATGCACCCGCGCCGCTCGCGGCGGGGGAGGCGCGCAGGGCAGCGCGGGTGCTGAATCGGCGGGGGG